GTTACCCAAATGGAGCGCCGTACATTTAACGGTCGTGCATGGCATCAACGCCAATTACAATGTTTTCTTGAAGGTAAAGTCGCAGTACATACCCTTAATGCACCGGATGGTGACACTCCTGAAGCTCTTGAAGCTCGAACACAATTAAACAAATATGATGCTGGTTTTTATATGGCTGATTTGGTCGTACAGCAAGGTGATAGAGGCAAATTAGAATTTTCTGTATCTAATTTTGTTCCTGTTGCTGGTGGTGTTAAATCTTAATAACTAAAACAAAAGCCCCTAAAGACTGCAATCTTTAAGGGCTTTTTAATTTGTCAACATTCTAAGGATGTCAACAACATGGATGCAATTATAAACCCGTTTGAAGTAGAAAATGCAAGTGATTTTAATACTCCATACGAATACAAGGTAAAAATAACTAATTTTGCGAATAAAACAGTCGATTTTTTAATGACTAAAATTAAACACAAAATACCGGTTACACATGAGGCGTTTACGGGAATGATTACAAGCTACCCAAAAACATTGACTGATGAACAAAAAGAGGAAAAACGTCTAGAAAATATTAGACGTTCTGCTACTCGTGCAAAACAGGCTGTTCATCACGCTGTACGCTCTCTTGGTGCTGACCATATGCTAACGCTCCATACCCGTGAAAATATACAAGACAGGTCTAAATTTTTTGAGATTTTTACTCGTTTTGTTCGTCTTGTTCGTGAAAAAGACGTGCATTTAATCGCTGGTGTTCCTGTTCTTGTTACTAGAAAAGAAAAGCGTGTTTGGGGTTATGTTGCCTGTTCTGAGCTACAACAACGCGGTGCCTATCATATGCACGTTGCCTGTGTTGGTAAACAGGATTTAATTTTACTTCGTGCCTGCTGGTATGTGGCTCTCGGTGGCAATCCTAGCGATAAAGGCTCTGGCGTTCTTGGTCAAGTCGATGTTCGTTATCGTGAAAAACGTTTTAGCGGTCAGACTGATATTCATAAGACGTTCACCCTTGTTTCTTATATGACTAAATATATATCTAAGTCATTTGAGGATGACAACGAGCTTGGTTTACGCCGTTATAACGCAAGTCGTGATATTCCTAAACCTATCGTTAATAAACAATTTGTATGGTCTAGCTTTGCAAATAATGGCGGTGGTTTTCCTGAGGCTGTGGCTGAGGTTTTTGCAATAGCTAATTTTCTTGGTGTTGATGTATCTACAGCATGGAATCGTGGTGAGGATATTATGATTTTGAGAGGGGTAGAGCTATGAGTAATTTTCTATTCTGCTTGAATGCTTGGAATCACATGCCAAAACAACAACGTGTTGCCTTACTGGCTCAGGTTAAACATCCTATTTTGTTATCAAATCGTACTTTTGCTTATCTCCCTAAGTGGGTTCGTCAAGATTTAACACGTATTTTATTGATTAAGAAAGCGGCTTAACTATGACAAATTTACAGAAAATCTTAAATTATGTTCTTAGCTTTTTTGACCTTAATTTTTTTCTTGGTTGTCTTTTTGGCGTGGTTTTATCTACTTACAATTTTATGTATGTACTTAACCAGCTAGATAGAATTTTGGTCTGCAAATAATGAATAAATTTATCAGCACATTATTTTCATACGAGATAACCATATTTGCATTTGGTGTTTGTCTTGGTTTTGTTGCTGCAATTTTTAATGGGTTTATGTAATGCCTTTTGCATATAACAGTGTTTGCTATGTTGATGAAAATGCCGCTTTGGCTGCATTTGAACAGGCTTTTACGCCAATTACTACTATTGTCGACACTGTTCCTTATCATTGGACGTTGAACAATCGTGTTGTTTCTATTGATGGTGAGATTACTTACGATTTAATTCGTTCTGATTATCTTGGTTCGAATCTTGTAACCCAGTTTTTTTATTTACAACCCTGTGATTTAGTAACGCAAGGCTATAACTACGTAGATGCTGCTGCTATGTGGGGCTTTGCCTTCAGTTCAGTTTTCATGCTTTGGTATTTAGCCAAGAATTTGGGATTAATTATTAACGCTGTAAGGCGTTGGTAAAAAGGTTTTGATAGCTCAAAAGGCTATTAAAAAAATCTAGGGGTACAGTTCCTTAGTCGCAACACCTGCGTTTAGGTGGTTTTTTAAATGGAGTAATAAAAATGTTTAAATCTGCAAAAAA